TTCTGTGCTTTGTGAAATACTCGCAACCGTTATACTCGCCGCCAAATAACCATAATCAATTGGGCATAAAAGTTTTGCCTGTCCTTCAACAATCAAACCTAATTCCCATGCAGTTTTTCCCGTTACTTTGTGGCCCTGTATTTTTGCTTTTTCGCCATTCCAAATCAGGTTGACGTCCGTTCTCATTGTAGACGCTCCAATCCTGTTATAAGTATTTCACCTTTAAATGCAACGTCATCCGAAGGGCCAGTTATTTTATACGTTACCGCATTATAAATAACTTCTTTGTCATTTACAGTAAATGTATAATCACTTGGAATGGTTACTAGTACGTGCGTGCTTGCGCGAAACATTCTGTCTGAAATATATCTTTGCGATTGCCCCGGACTCCATATAGAAGCATTATGCGCGAGCGTAGAAACGGTCGTGGCTACAGTCGTTCCACCCATACCATCGTTGGTTTCTGTTTTGCGAACTATTTGTATGCCTTTTAAATCGAGCATATCGCGTAACATTAAAATAACCTCGCAATCCGGTAATCTGTTAATTCTTCAACCAGCTTGCGCGGGTATCCCCATTCGTCCTCTTTTCCATCGGTAAATGTTTCACTGAATGGACCAAGTGAATGTGATTTTACATTCGCACTGATGGAATCGCGCACATCATAATCATACGCAACCATTTTTGCCGCTACAATCTGAACTGGTAACGGCCATTGTACCAAAGCAAATGTTATAAACTTTCCTGAACTGTTTGTAAATGTTTCATTAATAACGGAACCAGAACTTGTTATAAATAATTCGGTATTACTTATGGATGCAATTGTCTGGACGCCATCGTTGCGCACGCTTCCATATATTAATATATCATCGCCTGCTTGAAATCCGTAATCTTCCCATTTTTCCGCGCTCAATAAAATAGAACCCGTGCTTGCGGTAAATGTTGCCGTAGTTTGCAGTGCTACGTCATCTTGTACAAAATAATTATTTAACATCATACAAATTCGGGACTGTACTTTTTTTATAAGCCCGCTTGCAATAATAGTAGCGGAAGATGCGGTTATATTGGAATATTGCGTGCATTGCGTTCCGCTGATTATCATATTACACTTCCCTGTAATAGTAAGTTAATTTAAAATTAACGCGGGTTGCCGCATTATCTGCAACAAATCGCATTAAATATGTAGCGCCGCCTTTTAAAAGCCATTCATTTCTTTGGGTTGCGCTTCCACCAACTGTCGATTGATTTGTGCTTACACCAGTACTCAAAATCGTTTCCAATACCGTTCCTGAACTCGTATATGTCACGGTATGCGCGAGCACCACGGGATCGGGTTTATCAATTGCCATATCTCTATAATTATTTGCCGATACGAGCGTGGTGCCGCCCGATGCATTTGGATTTTCGCTAAAAGTAAATACACCGGTATTATTTGCGGTAACACCAGCAATAAAATGAATATAACGTCCTGAACCTGCCGCAGGCGGTGTTATCAATACAGTTACTGCCGTTCCAGTTCCCACCGATACATAATGATCTGCAGTATAATGTTGCCCATCATGAATAATACTATGAACTGGGTCCATCGTTTTCGATAAACCAGTAAGTAAATCTTGTGGATAAAATAATGAACTGGGCATTTTCTACCTCCTTATTATTATATAACAGTGGGCGTTTTTATTTCACACCCACTGTTATAATTACTTTACGGAAGCATGTACGCACTTACGTACACAGTGCCCGCCGTGGTTACGGTGAATACTGCTTTGCCCTTATAGGTGGAATCGTTCTGAAGGAACCGTGCCGATTCAAAACTCTTGCCTCCGAATGCCGCAATGGTATACAATGCGGAAGTACCGGTTGCAATCGTGAGAGCCGTGCCCGCGCCCTGGGATACCTCGCTATAATCATCCCCCACATTCAACGTGATTACGCACGATGCCGTACTGGAATAATTCTCAAATACTACAACCAATTTGCTCAGATCAAGGGCACTCTGTGCAGTGGTTGCCGCGATTATGATAGTTTCCGAAGTTCCGCCGGTATCCACGCGAGTTAGGGACGCGCCAGTGATAAGCGGGGTAACTGGATTAATCGTTTTACTTCCCATATCATTTCTCCTTTCTTAAGAAATATTAACCTGCAACCTCGGTAAGGTGCAGACAGCCAAGTGCATCAGGACGAGCGACTTTCGCGCCGTACACATAAAGACCCTTGACGCCTTCGCCGAAAGAATCCTGCAACTCGACCGCTTTGATTTTGGCTACCTGGCCGGCATACGAAATCGCGGAAGTGTTGCCGCACATAATGGCGGAAACGGACGATGCAGATGCCTGAACATTATTGGACACAAGGAAATTAAATCCCAATGCCTGGCCAACAAAGCCGGACGTCAGTGCGCCGTTATCAAAAGTTTTCGGTACTGCGGTCGCGCTGATACCACCGATTTCGGCAAGCAACATTTTCTGATGCAACCAAGGGGTTACGACCATGAAACGATTTGCCTGCGGAACATTCTTCTCGGACAAATAACGTCCTGCAAAAGAAAGGGTAAGAATCACGTTGCCAGACGATACGCTGATGGGGGACGCGCTGGATCCCATGTACGTGGTATTGGTAACGCCTGCCTGCGCATACAAGCTGAGCAAATACTGGTCAATGGTATCGGCAATCGAGTACGATGCCTCGTCCATTGCGGCATTCATCAATTTGGGATTGACCTGCGCGGTGTCGATATCATCCATTTTAAAACTGAATGATTTTGCCTGATCGATGATGAGTTCTTTCTGTGCGGAAGTGAGTTCGGCCCAAGTGAGCGTCCCGTATTTCGCATAGTCAGAAATGGTGATCGGTCCGATTTCATTTATCTTGACCCTATCGCCATAATTTCTAATTTCGCCTTCATAATCGTTATTCACGATAGAAGCGGCCACCAACTGTTTTCTGAGTCGCACAAAAAGTTTGGCGCTCCAAATCGTTGGGATAAAACTTGCTACACCCATGTTCTTCTCCTTTTATTCTACGATTGCAGAATCAAGAGCGCCTTCCATTTCAAGCTTTATAAGTTCAGCCTGCGATAGTGTGGTCAAATCTTGTTTCTGCCCATTCGTTTTCTTTTCATTACCCTGTCCGGGTTTATAGCCCGAGGCGAGTAATTCATTTGTAACTTTCAATGAAACATCTTTATCATGCTTTGCTATATTTTGAAGAAAAAGTTTTCCGACCTCGATGCTGGGAGGCACATAATCCTCGATAAAGAAAGGATTGACGCCCATTTTCACTGCTTCCTCAACCAACTGCCGTTTCAAATTGTCACGCGCCCGCTCTGCCTTTTCATTTTCAAGATTTTCTTTCATTTCGCGCAAATCTTTTTGCCATGGTTCTTCTTGAGGATTAAGCTTCAATACTTCCACGGCCAGGCGCTTCTTGATTTCGTTCTCCAAAATGTCTGCGTGTGCTTTATCGCGTGTCTTCACTGCTTTGGTAACGGCCTGGTCAATGCGCGGGTTAAGAATTGTTTTGCCTTCTTCAGTTCCCAAAAATGTTTCAACTTCGGCGGAAGTCAATTCATGTTCAGGACTCAGTTCAGCAAGAAACGCCTTAACTTCGGCATCGTCTTTATTGGCTGCTAGGAATGCTTTGATTTCTTCGATGGTCATTTTCTTTTCTCCTTGCCCTTAGAAGTTTTGCTTGGTGCAACTGCCTTCAAGTGCTTATTCGATTTAGGCGGGCGTCCTCGTCCGCGTTTTGTTTCAATAACTGCAACTTTATTTTTAATTACTTTCTTTTCCGTTGCGGGTATTGCCATTTGTTTAGATTCCTTAACGGGCTTGGGTTCCTGGGGTGTTGCGGGAAATGCGTTGGCAAGTGATTCTTGTCTCCGCGCCCGTGCTTCCAGTTTCCGTTGCCTTTCCTTATTCACTTTTATTCCTCCTTATGGAATACAAATAAAAAAGAGCGCCCGCCGCGTGTAATAATTAATTAAAATTACTGCAAACAGCTGACGCTCTCCAGATTACTGGTCGAACTTCTTTGTCTATAATACGATTATATAACATTTATGCTAAAATGTATACAGACCATCTACAATCGACGCAAAACGGGTCCAACGTGATTTTATACGTTTTCTTGTTTAAAACCTCGTGTAGAGCCAGGAAACGCGCTTTAAACGGGTTTTACAGCGCCTGAAATCGGCATTAATGCGTAATGTTCCGTATCCATTGACGTTTTGCGTACATCGACAACCTGGCCTCGACAAATAGTGAAACTTATTGCCACTTCACCGTATTCTTTCTTTTCCAATTCTTTTCTTAACCAACCAATATATGTTTCTATTGCCGTGCCCGTTGTACTTATCATTTAATAACCCTTTTTTCTTGTGCCATTTGTAAGCATACTATAAAATCTTCAATATCGCCGACTGTGTTATGCTCGACAAATAATTCTGCCATTCCCATCCATGACCAAATATCTTTTTCAAACAAATTAATCATTATGGATGCGACTTCTTTTGGCATGTTTGCTTCTTTTACTTCTTTCATTCAAATACTCCTTTTCTATAGGTATGGGTTTTTATCATCATTATTGGATCCCTTCCTTTTCCTTTTACCGTAGCCACCAAATGTTCCGCTTCTTTTTGGTTTTGCTGCTCGACTTCCTGCCTTTATACTTGGTCGTGCCTTTTCCATCTCACGAAATTTTTTTATTTTTTCTTCCATGGATAAAGGTGATTTTTTACTACTTGTGGTTTTGCTTTTCCCACCGCTACTTCCCTTTTTCCTGCCTGATCCAGGTCCACCCATATTATCCTCCTATGACTGCTTCAATGCGTAGACAATACTGCCTACTTTTATTCTAATTGACCCGGCATGGTCATTTGTCGCCGGTGCCAATGGAATTCCTAAATACCCACCTGCATATTTTATTCTTAAATCGCTAGTGCTTGGCGTTATATGCGCCCCCAATATCGCACCATTATATAAATTAATAACATAAATAAGATTATCCGCACTGTATGAGCATGTGGCATCTCCAGCGAAATCTATTTGCCCGCTTCCATCGTATGAAATAGAAATTGTATTGGTACCTGAACCGCTAAACTCTATTCCGCCAGAGCCGTTGCATGATAATGAAACAAAAGTATTACCTGATCCTGCAAATGCTATTGAACCTGAACCATTATAAATATAATTCTTGCTTGCAATGGCGCTTCCACTAAATGCGATGCTTCCTGATCCATTATAGGAATATGAATTGATTCCGCTTGAGCATGTTGCACTTCCGCCAAATATTATTCCGCCTGAACCAGTGTATATATAATTTTTACTTGCGATTGCAGAACCAGCAAAGTTTATCCCGCCCGAGCCCGTGTATAAATAACCTTTTATTACATTGGCAGAACCGGCAAACGCTACACTACCGCTTCCGCCATATATATAATTTTTACTTGCTACCGCGCTTCCTGCAAATGTTATACTTCCTGAACCTGTATAACTAAATCCTGTAACGGCATAAGAACAAACCGCTTCACCGGCAAAGGTAATTGAACCTGAGCCGGTATATGAATATGTTGCAGTTCCAGCGGCATCGAAAAATACGCCCTGCAAAAAGGTACTCGCATAGTAACCGTCAGGGTTAATATATTGAGAATCAAAAACCCTTCCAGTTCTATTGCTTTCGCTCATTGCTTTTTATCCTTGTATCAATTTGACGGTTGCTTCAATCACACCGGTGGATGTGGTTGAATCTAATGTAAAAAACATAATACAAGAATTATTATAAACAATAGGCATACCCACGCCAGCGAAATCTTTATCCACGCCCACATTTGGCATACCCATATTTATTGCAGGCGTCAATCTTCGCGTTGCTGTTATACCCCAACTTCCTGCTGTTCCCGTTGCCGTAGTAAATCGGAAACTTTTTATACCCACGATTGGATGCCCAACATTTGGGAATATTCTTTGCGCTCGGCTGTCCTGGTTCGCAGGTGAAGTACCACCCAATGTTACAGTAGTCGTCTGTACTGAACTCGTTGGTGAATCATAAGTAAATGTTACTACACCGCCTGTGGTTCCAATATCGGTATATATTTCAGTCCACCATTCTACATTCGAGCAATCAGCTAAAATACCACGGTCAGTAATTCCAGAAACATTTACACCCGTTAAAGCCGTAAGCGTAGTTGCATTTGCGCTTAATCCGCCATTAGCAAGTAATCTATCGTAAACATAAAATGAATTACTAATAGAACCAGCAACACTTAGATTTGACATATAACAAGTCAAACCAGTTGCTACCGTTATTACGCCTAATGATCCTACCAATGATGAAAGACACGTTGCGCCGGTAGCCGTTGGAATTCCTCCTTGCGCGGGCATACCGGTGCCACGCCATAATGAAGAAAATTGCCCTGCGCCTTGCGTTGCTATTGATGCTTTTGCTACGGTATAATCCACGCCCGTATTCATAGCGGCAACTAAACCATCAAACGTAGTTATAGCCATGATTAATCTCCAGTCAGATTCAATGTTATTTTAATTGAACCACCACCTGCGGGCAATGTAAAAGGCGCTCCGGTAAATCGTTCAGCGTAAATCAAAACTGATCCTGCCGAATTCGTGACGGTGTACCCATAACAAGAAACTGCCGTGGTCGGTAGGAACTCTTGTTCTGCGTATGAAGCAGTGGTTATATTTGTTGCCGTCGATACAACCCAAGATCCCGTTAGTAAAGTTTTATGCGCGTATCCCGCAACCACGCATTCCGTGAAACTTCCTATAACACTGCCTTCGGTGCATGTATAATCGTTGGTATAAAGTTTTAACTTGCTTCCTTCATACGTCAACGCCCTTGTGAGTATTTCGCGCTCACCAACATCTGGTACCATTAATGCCATATCATTCCTCCTTAGATTAGATCAGTACGAATTACAATTTTCGAGCCAGCTGCAAATGCCGCTGCTTCTTCTATCGCGCTTGCACATTCAGTAATTAAATCAGTTAAATTAAAACCGCCTTCAGAAACTTTCATATTATTCTTCATATCAATTCCAGTTGGACCTATTTCAAATTTAACTGATTCTTCTGTGGCGCCTTCCCCATCCACACAAAACTTTATAACAGTTCCTGGTGTTATTGTGGTTACTATTAAATTACCATCTGCCATTAAAAGGTAACCATCGTTGGGCGCCATTGCAGTGTACGATTCTCCTCCATCGTATCCTGAATTATTCATACCCAAATCAATAAAGTGTAGTTCATCTTCGCCGTTGTCTGCCGTTATAATCATATCAGCAGAAGCACTTACACCGCTATTCCTGTTCTGTAGATTTATCTGCAAATAAGAGTCAATATCGCCGCTGACACCCAATGGATTATCAGGAAGGAATATTGCATTACCAATAGACACTGCTTGTAAATCTTCATCAAATATAAAATCTTCATTACCAACGAATAAACCATTTTTTACATACGCTATTTGTTTATTAGTCATGGTTGTGGTTTGATCTGCCCACTGTGTATTAAAATCTACACTGTCAACTTTTATAAGTCGCTGTCCTATCGTACCACCAGGAGGAACGCCGGGACCAGTCGCACCAGTATTGCCAGGAACACCGCTTTGTGTAGAAACGGTAACGGCTATTGGCGCGGCTTCTGTAACTGTTACATTAAATTCATTTTCAGTAACCGCCGTAACAGTTATTACATCAGGCGGATTTACTGTTACGATTGTACTCATATAACCTCCACCGGTCCTTCAATAAAGCGCCTTGATAATCCATTATCATCAATATATTTTAATTTCCATGAGTGCATTCTTTCGCTTGACGTAACGCCGAGTAATGAAGTTGTGGACGCATAGAATAACGCCTGCAATGTCCCAGCGCTCGTGCTTGTTTGATTAAGCACTGTGGGAATAACAAATGATCCTTCATTATATTCTTGTACCGTTAAAGTAAAAGTGTATAACGCAATATTGGTGAATGGTATATTAAAAGTAAAAAACATATCATCGCTTTGTGATAGTTTAATAGTTTCAGTTCCGGGCACTTGTTCTATCGCCATAAGTAACCTCCTTTTATTCGCTATTCAAATCTTCGGCATTAAATGCGCCGATTATCTTTTCTAAACTAGATGACGTTTTACGCTTTGGCCTTGAAGTGGTTGGCCCATAATTCTTTTTCCACTCATCGTATGTCTGATATGGAATTACTCCTTGGTCCCGCGTGCGCCTTAATTGGGGTGCGTATCCATCAACTTCAAATCGCGTACGGCATCTGCAATTAATTGATTCTTCAGCCGGCAAATCACGATCTAATGGATATAATGCGGGCCATCCATTTATAACGAATTTACCTTTCACGCCTTTTTCGCCTTTTACTTGTCCATCTGCATCTCTATGACTATCGCGTGTGCGATTATCTAATGCGGCATCCCAAACCTCATTACCTTCTATTCCTTTATTTTTTGCTGTTAAATATAAATCATATTGCGCCGTATTTATTGCACGTTGCCCTTCCGTGCGTACTATTCTCAATGCTTTATAGGCAATCATGTTCAATGCCTTTTGGATATCTCTCATCATTTTAGAATAACTTTTACCTTGTGATAAACCATTTAATAATGCACTGCGAATTAATCTTGGTGCATCGGCTTTATATTTTTTTAATGCTTCTATAATTTCTATATTCTTTGGATTAGTTATAGAAAATAATTCCATTACTGTATCGGGGTTTATATTACCATATGAAAGACGCACGCCATTTCCATTATCCATCGCCCATGCATATTCAAAAAAAGATTCATTATACATTTGTGGGCTTAATCGTCTGATGTCTTTTATGGTATCGGTAATGGCTGGATCGATAATGGCAAGCATTTGCTTTTCCATCGTTATATATTTATTATACTTTGTCATCTCGGCGCGT